TGCTTATTGATAATATCGGCCTGTGCGTAGGCATCTGCATACGCTTTTGGAAGCTCCCCTGCTATGATTCGTAAATCTGGGATATACCCCATAGACCCATAATTATCTTGTACTGCCTTGACGTAATTCTGGGTTTCCTTATATGGTGGGACACCATTATATTCTCTTACTTTTTGAGCTCCTGCATTATAAGCAGCAACCGCTTTCGTGAAATCACCATCAAATGTAACCAATTGGTCAGCTAAATAGTGAATTCCACCATCAATATTTTGCATTGCATCGTATGGATCTACGCCAAGCGACGCTGCAGTCCCCGGCATAAGTTGCATAAGACCAATGGCTCCAGCCGAAGACACCGCATCCTGATTCCCGCCTGATTCCTGCAACATTAGTGCAAGACCCATACGCGGATCTACGCCATATTTCAACGAGGAATTCATAGCAGCGTCCACATAGGATGCATCTATTCCCTTGCCTTTACCCCATTCCTCGAGGAGTTGCTGAATTTGTGCTTCCTGCTGAATTACAGATTTATCATCACCAGTAAATACCGTTGGCTGCCCTTTACTGTCCAGTGGCCCTCCCATAGCTTCCAGAGCTTTTACACGAGCTTCTTCCTGTTTAGCCTGTAAGGTGACTGCGGCAATTTCTTTTTGCGTCTGCGTTATTTTTTCTAACTGTCTTGTATATTTATTAAGTTCCCGGGTTAATTTACTTAAATCTCTCTGTCTATCGACCTCATGCTCATAAGGAGTATTTTGAACTGTCGCAATTTCAGCCTCAATTTCGTCAATGCGAGACAGTGTCTCATCTTTTTTATCCTGTTCCTTTGCCGCAAAATATTCCTGAATCGATAAGGCTCCCTGCTTAAATTCAAGCTCGATATCATCCATTTTTTCCTTAAAATAATCAAGCTGATCTGCAAGGTTATCCTTGAGGTACTGGATTTGGTCACGCATGGCACGCTGAGATTCCTGAATTGCTTTTTTGTCTACACCATCTTGCAATGCGCTCGGCTTTCCACCAGGGTACGGCTGCTGATTATTCCTCGCGGCAGCTGTTTTCTCCTGTATCTCACGTACCTTAGTGTCAACGTCCGACTCACCTGCAGACAATTTACTTTCTAACCCATCGATTGCGCCACCAAGTTTTCCCATGATAGCATCAAAAGCACCGGATTTATAAGCCAGCCACCCCGTAGCAGCTACACCACCAATACCAATAAGCGCTGTAGGGTTTCCGGATGCAGCCGCAGCGGCCGCGTTCATAGCAATCTGTGCAACCCCAGTAGCTATAATTGCCTTTCGCACACCTATAACTGCAGCCCTCACAGCCTGATAAGCCGCAACCAACCCTTCCACCAGCTTAATAATCCCCTCGATAATAAAAAAGCCTGCCATAGCATCAACAATTGCATCAATAATGGTCTTCGTCACGCTAAAAGAGCCGTTGGCCTCATCGGCCCCTGCTTTTACAACGTTGACAATCGTATCCGCTACATTGAGCAATAAATCTACCCATATCCCTATACGGCTAATAATTTCTAAGGCTATCGGTGATAGCGAAGACAGTGCTGCCGCAACGTCCAGCACGAATCCATACGCGAGTTCCATAAGATGGCCGAACTCCTCTACCTTCTGCAGCGTTTCTTCCGACATATAAAAAGAACCATCATCATCAAACGCTCCATATTGCTCCGCGAACTTCCGAAGAAGTGCCAGCGCCTTCTCCATGCCGACCTGAAGCGTCGCCACAAACCGCAGTGCCCCGGAATTTTCATCAATATTATCACCGGTTCCGTTAATAGCATTCGAAAACTGATCCGTAAAATCGCGAACCTTTGTAAGCCCTTGCTCTAATGCCTTGAACAACGGCTCCATCGCAAAACCACCGATATTATTAACATTATCTTTAATCGTCGACATGAGTGCATGTATATTATTAGATAATTTTTTGGCCATGCCGCCGAATTGTTCATTCATGCCTTCGGTAAGTGCCTGGATAGCCGTGTCTGCATCAATGCCAGCATCCCCAATATTTTTTACCTGGTCTGCCGTCAAATGTAGCTTTTCGGCTAAAATCTGCTGTGCAGGAATACCGACTTCGGTAAGCTGCAGAAGCTCATCCCCCATGACACGGCCCTTAGCTTTTATCTGTCCAAGCGCAAGTACGATGCGTTCTATACCCTCCTGGCCTTTGCCGAGTCCTGCCGCAGCATCGCCGACCGTACGTAGCAGAGAGAGTGCCGTCTTCGCATCAAAGCCAAATGCAAGCAATTTCTTCCCTGCATCTGCAACGCCCGGAAGGTCAAATGGGGTTTCTGCCGCAATTTTTTTCAAGTCATTGAGATACTGCGTGGCCAACTGCGAATTACCCAGGAATACTTCAAATGCGGCCTGGTTATCTTCCATATTTGCATTGTATTTGATTGCCGCGCCTACCGTACTGTCGAGAACTGACTTCACCATATGCAGGGCTCCAAAGACACCGGCCGAAATCACAGTCAAATTTGCAAGCTTGGAACCAAATCCCTGTATAGAAGTTTCTGCACTGCTGGAAGATTGCTTTGCCGCTCCAATAACGCCAATAACCTCCTGCATCTTCTCAACAAATTTTGCGTTTTCCGCTGTAATATGTACCTCTATGGTATTATCTGCCAAGTTTTTCACCTCTCTATGTTATAATCAAATTGCAAAAGATACAAAGGATGTGATTCATATTGGACGAGGCTGAAATGGCGGTTTTAAAACTCCTACAAAAAGGCAACTGTCTGCAACTTGTAATACCCTTCTCTTTTATTTCCAAAAATTGCATAGAATCACAACAAGTCCTTAAATCGCTTGAAACACAAGGATATATTAAAATCAAGCGTTGGGCTATCGGTGGTGCCATTTGCCAGTTAACAGCAACTGGCAAATCTCTTTACATCGATTAAAGTGTTTCTGCAGTTCCCACCAAATAACAGGTGCTGACCTTTTTATTGCTTCCCAGCATGAAGGATACGCATCTGTTATTTTTATGCCATCACATTCTTCATCAAAACGTAATACTTCGTTAATACCTTTTCTCCAGCTATAACGGAAAAATATCACATGCTCTTTCCCTTCTTTCGTTACAAAATTTATGTGCTTGACAGAATAATCGAAAGGAAACATCACCCCTGTATCCTCCTACTTTCTCAAAACAATTCATCTTTTTCCAATTGCCTTGCAATCCATTTTGGTAAAAACATCCGTGCCATCACAATGCCTCCTATTTTATCCCTCGCAATTCCCTGAGCATCGGCTTCAAATCATCAAAACCACCAAATGCCCCGCCTATGCCCGCAACGACATCCTCGATAAAATCTGCCCGGGATGCATATTCTTCCGCCTGGACTTTCTCAAAAAGTAACCTGATTTCCGGCAGACTGTATTCCGTCAAAATTTGCTGCTTCGTATGACCATAGGAAACTAATTTTTGTATAACCTCATACGGCGTTACTTCTTTGGTTTCTCTTTCGGTGTCTCTATCTTCATCAGCATCGGCTCCAGCCGCTTGGTAAAAAAAGCCTTGTTCACCTCATATACAGTGCGGCCCAGTGTCAATGCATCATCTGCTAAGAGATCTGCCACAAAATCCTTGTCTCTGCCTGCAGCCACGGCCATCATTTCCGTAAGTCCGTCAATCAGTTCCTCCGCATTCTCCAGTTCACATACAAAACCAGAAAGCTTTACAAATTGATTTACGAGGTTTTCCTTTTTTGTATCCTTCAGCAGCTTTCCCAACGCTTCATAATTTGCAAACAATCCATTCAATACGACCGATAACGGCCTCGCCATTTTGATGGTATTGGCCCAACTGTAAGGCTTCACAGTGATTTTTTCACCAGCAATCGTGATTTCCTGCCCCACGGATGCGGTCAAAACTTCCATTTCATTTACTGCCATAAAAGCACCTCCAAAATATAAAAAATCAGGCCGCTCCCCAAAAAGCGGCCGGCCACCATTTTATGCATTCACCATCTTAAAGAACGGTTCATCCGGATGATTGATCCGGTCGGCCAGAACGGTCATTTCCAGCGTGAAACTTCCCCAGTCATCGCCAATCAGCCCGATATCGCCGCTCGGCGTAATCGATACGTGCCAGACTTCAACCGTATACGCACGCCCCATAGATGGGGCCCCAATAAAGAGCAAATCCCCTTCAATGGCACGCACAGCGCCACCCATGACCTTCGGATATTTACCCTCCGGCACATTGTAGCTTACTCTGACTTTACTTCCATCCACGATGCCTGAAGTATCCGGAATCGGAATAACACCGGCACGCAGCTGCGTTTTATCCAGGATAAAATCTGTACCAGCAACATAATTCCCACCGGCTGCCGTAACCTGAATCTCATAGATTTCACCAGCGACCAAATCCTGTCCGCTGGATCCTGGTGCAAACAATACTGTAACACCCTCATCCAAGGTTTGTGCCGTACCCGTGACTTTTACAGCTGCACCCGGCACAGCACCAATCCCTTTCTGCCAAGTGAATTCCGCATCTGTGAGCGTACCAGGAACAGCATTCGCCTTTGTAATCTTGATATAATACGCACCATTGGTAGTTCCAGTATAATTACCGCCAGAAGTCAGCTTTGCCGTTCCCGGACTCCCCACAGCTGCATAGGAACTAGCTGCCCCGATAGATGCGGGAGCTACTGCAAGTGCTGCGATGGTTACATCCGTAATGTTCCGGTAGGGAATGGCGATGGGCGAACCTAAATGCGCTGTATATACCTCATTCGTAACGATCTTAGCGTCTTGGATTTCTACACCTTCCTCGCCAAATACTGCCAGTGCCAGATTATAAGGCGTTATTTCATTGACTTCCAAGCTGGCCTTATACAGCATCGACTTGACTGCTTCACCATAAAGTTCCTTTTCGCCGTCCATCGAACTAAATTTCTGTATTTTTTCTATCGTCGGCGTAAGATTGAACTTAGGTACATTCCCTAAATGCCTGCGAATCAGCGGATTTCCTGCATAATCCCAGCGACGGAAATAGGTTTTGCCCGCACCAAGCAGCAGGTTCTTTGCCGATGGCATGTAAATATCTGTCATATACTATTCCTCCATTCAATATTGAGCACGATACGTGCTCCAACGCTCGGACGGTATAAATCCCCATCCGAAGTAACTTCCTTAATCGTAAGTTTTGTGGCTATGCCAAGCTCCGCAAGGATTTGTTCAGGCCATTCCATGAGAACGACAAACACTTTCTGCTGCATTGCATCCTGCAATTCGTAGGCATCTGCCGGGTCACTGCTGCTGCTTTTGAGCCAGATATCTGCCCATAGGTCTATATTGCCGCGTGGCTGCGTAAATGAAATTTCCTGTTCTCCATCATAGGTAATTTCAATACAGGGATAGCTCTTCGCAGTTCCTTTGGTTCCTGTGTAAATAGCCACACCTTCAAAAATATTTTTGCCAGCCTCATCCTGCTGCGCATTCAAAAAGGCCGCCAGACTTTTTGCCAGCGGCCACCAGTAAGTGATTCTTTTCATGTTCAGCACCTATAAATTGGGACACTGCCCGGAAAGGTACGGCGCTTGACCGAATCGGTCCCCTCCAGCATATCGGCTGTAATCTGTCCTTCCAGCTCAGACACCTCTCGGGCATACACCCGACGTTTGAGTTCATAAGCATCTGCGCCCTCGGTAGTACCGTTTGAATTCATCATGGATTTCTTTTTTGCGGTCTCCATAAGGGCATAGTCTTCGGCGAGTTCGGATACCTTAAAAGGTACCGGGTCCACAATATCCCGCACTTCTACACCAAGGCCATAGGCCAGGTCTTCAATATAGCGTGAGGATTTTTCGATGGCCTCCGGCGTAAGACTATCTTTCAGAAGTTCATCATCAACACTACCAACATCAAAATATACACGGCTCACTTCAATCCCGCCTTTCTCTGCGCCTCATCCACATGCCGGCCAAATATCGCATTGATTTCCCCGCGGCTGCGCTCTGCTGCCTGATACAAAAATTCATCCGGTTTGGTCCCCGGATGATGAACATGCTTCGCTAAAGCAAACTCGCTGCCAGCACGGTATTTCCCATTCCGCATATTCTGGTAAGTTCCAGGACCCAGCGCTTGCTTTCCACCGACTGCGGTTACCCAACGCAAGCATTTCTTATTTTTAGGGAAAATATCATGCGCTTTCGTTCCTTTATGCACCCAATGGCCATACGGTGCAATTATCGGATTGATACCGATAATCCCCTCACACTTAGCAGCATCCACCGTATAATCAATGGCCTTCTCCAGCATACCTGTCCTAGACCGGAACCTATGCTTTGCCCTGGACGCCGACTGCACAAGGCGGCAGGACTCTAAAAGAGCCCTGCGCATCTCTTCTGCTGTAGTCTTAGGCGATGCCTGAAAAGCGTTGAATACGGCCTCGGCATCCACCTGAAATTTTATATCCATAGCGCATCACACGTTAGCAATAAATACGGAATCAATCGCCTCAAATGACGGCAGCATAATGGCGGATACGATTGTGCTGGTATTGACCGGATCCGGCTCCTTGATTGTCTTGACCGCCACGCCTGTATTTACAATACTTACCTGCGCATTCGTTCCTCCGGACATAAGGTCTGCTTCCTCCGGCGTCGTACCATAATAGGTGTTACCAAGATTACCGTCCGGAATCAGCGAGAATGTATCATCCGGGAAGAAATTCTCCGCAGCGCTATGCTGTGTCGGCAGGTATTTTTTGTTATAGACTGAAACCTGCAGGTTCAATTTATCCAAAACATACGCCTTGAGCATCGCATCGGTCAGAATAACATTCTGTCCACCAACCGGATTCATGTCAAGCCGGATGGTCTCGTTGCGTAAAAGGTTCTTCCAAGTCTTACGCGTGCAAATAGCCTTTGCCGGGCGATTGCCAGTATCATCCTCGATTGTGTCCTGCCATGTCGTAATCTGCTCAACGACGTCCGCCTTCGTATTCGACCAGCGGTCGGTACCCGTGAGTCTGGACTTATGCTTGTTGCTGAATTTGTAGTTGTAATTATATCCATTGCCATCGTCGCCCACAATCTGGATACCGCCCTTTGACAAAAGCTGCATCCGCATGCGTTCCGCGACAACATCCGCACCATCAATGAGATTCTGCGCATCGTTATATATTTTCTGGATGATTGGTTCCACAATTGAACGATTTGCGCCACCAAGGACCTTCAGCAGTTCCTGGCGTTCTTTCTCACCGATACGGAAACCCTCACGGAAAAACGGCATCTCGGTTTCGATTTTCTCTACACCGATACGGTCTCTGAGCGGTGCTTTCGCATCAAACGCAGCCGGTGCCAGAGATACTGGCAGGCCGTTGTGGCCCTTAATCCAAGATAAATCCAAACCAACCTGCTTCTGATTTGGAAAAAGCAGGCTTCCCAACGTTGGGATTTTATTGCTTGGATTCTCAATGTAATATGTCGCAATCAATGCGGCAGAGACTAAGTCAAAAATATTTTTTGGCATTTATATCATCCTCTCCTTAACCTATGAAAACGATCTGCCGCAGTGCAGCAATATCTGCAGCAGAGGGCTTATCCGGCATTTTATTGATATCAATGAAACCATGAATAATCATTGCACCCAGCGCCGGGCCATAGGTAACATCGATATCATTCATGAGCACACCTTCCGCGGTACCAGCCGTACCATCCGCGCCGCCTGCCAGTGCGGTTGCTGTCATGGCATTGACCACGCCAGTATCCAGCTTGCCGCTCGGTACCGCATCCACCAATGCCACAGCAGGCGCATTATCTAAGATTGCCGCAATGATATCGCCGGCTGTGGTCGTAATAGCTTTGCTCTCATCTGTTGCCAGATTTATGGTAATCACCGTACCGGCTACCGTTACAGCGAGCGCTACATTGGCAGCTGCCGGATCCAAGTAAGCAATCTTAATGGCATTGCCGGCAACACCCGCTGCATGAGCCGTGTAACTGATATTGCTGTTCTTCGCAGTGCAGGCAGTCACAAGAGTTGCCTTCGCTTCACCCGCACGCACATTCGCTACCGGATTCCCGGGATTCTG